AAAACATATTTGAAAGTACGTAATATAGCAGAAGAAGTTATTGCAGGTGCTAGAGAAGATTTTACAGGTGGAGCTTTATTTTTTAAAAATCCATCATCTTCAGAAGCACAAGACTTTAAATCTAAAGTAAACTCTGGAGAATATGTGGAGACAGGTAGAACTGTAAATCCTAAAAATAAAGTATTTGCACATATTTATTACAAACCAAAAGATTTTAAAGTTACTGATGAAATGCCTACTCAAGTAGAAGAAAGTTTTGTCAGTGTAAATAATGATGATACTCAACCTCCAAGAAAGATACCTGAATCAACAGGTGGATCATTCTTAGGTAGGGGAAGTGCATATGAAACAGGTGGAGCAAGACCTGCGTTCAGATAAGAATTAGTCAGCTACCCAGTAATATATGGCCCTGACATCCGAAGCAGCTACCCACAGCCAGTGGCACTGCAATAAATGAGGTAAATACAATGGCAAAACAAGTAAAAGGTGCAAGAGCATTTAAACCCAATGACTCCTTTGGAGTAATAAATAATCCAAATCTTTATAAAAACAAATACCGAGAGGAAGTTGATAAAGATGATGATGAAGAAGTAGAAGCAAAAGCGGAAGACGTTGGCACTCAACAAGAAGCTACCCAACAAGAAGGCTTTGTGGAAACTAAACAGGAAGAGAGTCCTGAACACGATTACAAAAAACGTTATGATGATCTAAAAAAACATTATGACAATAAACTTCAAGAATGGAAAAGTGAGAAAGAAGCTTTAAAGACAACTGCAGAACAGATGGATTTAGACCCTTCAATCAAACTTCCCAAAAGTCCAGATGAACTAGAAGAGTTCAAGGGCAAGTATCCAGACGTGTATGCAGTAGTGCAAACCGTAGCGGCAATGCAAGCTCAAGAACAATCTGAAGGTTTAAAGAAGGAACTTGAAACTATAAAAGGTCGTGAGAAGGAGATGGAAGTTCAAAGTGCATACAAAGTATTACTTGCGGCACATTCTGATTTTAATGATATTAGAAATGACGAGAAGTTTCTTTTGTGGCTTGATGAACAGCCAACCTCAATTTCTGAGGGTATAACTAAGAATAATACTGATAGCAAATGGGCAATCAGAGTTCTTGATCTTTACAAAGCCGATAGTGGCTTAAAAACGAAATCTAATAAATCTAATGCGTCTGCGGCTGAAGCAGTCCGAACACCAAGTTCTAGAGAAGTTCCGACTGATAGAAACGCAAACAAGAAGATTTGGAAGATGTCCGACATCGCCAGACTGAAATCGTGGGAATTTGAGAAATTTGAAAAAGAAATTGATCAAGCACGAGCAGAAGGGCGAATAACTCAATAACTAACCTCAAATAGAGGAAGGATAAGAAAATGGCTTTTGATACAGCTGCAGGGTATGCTAACTTACCGTCAGGTAACTTTGCTCCCTCAATTTTTAGCCAAAAAGTTCTTAAGTTCTTCCGTAGAGCTTCGGTTGCAGAAGATATTACGAATACCGACTATACTGGCGAAATTGAAAACTTTGGCGACACTGTTAACATCATAAAAGAACCAACACTTACTGTGTCAGCGTACACAAGAGGTTCTGTTGTTAACCCTCAAGACTTGGCAGACGATCAGGTAACAATGACCGTTGACCAAGCAAATGCTTTTGCATTTAAAATCGATGACATCGAAGAAAGACATTCCCATGTCAACTTTGAAGCGTTAGCAACTTCTTCAGGTGCTTTTGCTCTAAAGAGAAAATTCGATGCCAACATACTACAGGCTATGTCAGACGGTGCAGGTATTGCAGGTGCTGACGATGCAAGTTTATCAGGTGGATTAACAACTACTAATTCAGCTTTAGGTACAGCATCTGCTCCAATTAACGTGGAAGCTGATGATGCAGGTATCAACCTCATGCTATTAATGGCTAGAGTGCTTGATGACCAGTCTGTACCAGAAGAGAACAGATGGTTTGTTGCTCCTCCAATCTTCTACGAGAAGATGTTTCAGGCAGGTAACAAGATGGCAGAAGTACAGGTAACTGGCGATGCGTCTTCAAACCTAAGAAACGGACTTGCAACTCCGGGTACACTTGCAGGATTCAGATGCTACAAGTCTACTGCATTAAATAGTACAGCAGGTACTGACCAAGTAACATTATCAGGTGTCGCTACAGACGCTTCTGAAAACGTTATCATGGCAGGACATATCTCTAGTACTTCTACAGCGTCTCACATCGCAAAGACTGAAGTGGTACGTTCAACTGAATCATTCTCTGATGTCGTTAGAGGACTACACGTTTTTGGTCGAAAAGTTTTAAGACCAGAATCAATAGTTCGTGGCGTCATAGATTTTGCGTAAGGGGGATTAATTAATGACTACTTATAATCATACCATTACTGGTGGTGGAACTGTAGGACATCCGGGCAATGTGCCGAGACCTTACATGGTTCAATCAAGAATCTTTGATGCAGCCGACCAGAACCTTTCTGCAAATGACGTCGTACAAATGATTGATGTTCCTGATAACACAATGGTTATCGGTGGATGTATCGACGTTCTTGAAGCAGGTGGATCAGGTTTAACTTACGATGTTGGTTTAAGTACTGACATTGATGCGTTTGCTGACGGAGTAGATGGCAATGCTGATGCTATATACCAGTTTAATTTAAAAGCTGCAGGTATCAACACAGTTATCGCTGCCGACGCAATCCAAGTTAAAGCATTGGGTGCAGGCGTTACTGCAGGTCGTTTCAGAGTCATAGCAATTATGTGTGACATTGGAACAGGTCCAAAGCAGACTGCTAGTGTAACAACTGGTACGTAACAATTAAAATCGGGAGGGCAGGGCAACTTGCCCTCTTGACAACTATGAGGTAACAATGTCCGAAAAAGGTACAATGAAAGGTCACACCATAAGTGGTGGTCAGAAACGCCCAACTAAGTCGGGTGCAGGTATGACTAAGAAAGGTGTAGCTAAGTACAGAAGGGATAATCCCGGATCAAAGCTCAAGACAGCAGTTACAGGTAAAGTAAAGAAAGGTAGCACAGCTGCCAAACGTAGAAAGTCCTATTGTGCAAGAAGTGCAGGGCAAATGAAAAAGTTTCCTAAAGCGGCAAAGAATCCTAACAGTCGTTTAAGGCAAGCTAGGAAGAGATGGAAATGTTAGCACAAATTAATTTTCAAATATTTAGAATATTAAACAAAATAAGCAACAGTTTTTATAGACGATATGTACGAATGTTACATAAATCTCAAGGGAGAATCTAATGGAAAATATGGTGCTAGATGCTTGGAATGATTTATCGTACCTAGAGGGTGCGTTGTTTACTATGTGGTTATTTATTCTGTACTACGGTAAAGTATGGATTGACAGTAGGTTTACTAAAAAGGGATGCACATGCTCACAGCGTTAATAGGTCCTATAGCTAATCTTGCAGGTTCTTGGATGAACAGCAAGGTAGAAAAAGTAAAGGCTGATGGTCAAGCTAAAGTGGCACAAGCTAGAGCTAAAGCAGTTGTAGCCGAGAAGGTAGCAACAGGAGAAGTTGCATGGGAGAAGTCTATGGCTGATGCTACAGACAACTCGTGGAAAGACGAATTTGCTTTGGTTGTTTTGCTTTTACCAGCAATACTAGTTTTTATTCCGTCATTTACAGAATATGTACGAACAGGCTTTGAGGTGCTTAACACTTTGCCTGATTGGTATCAATACCTTTTATTTATAGCTGTGAGTAGCTCGTTTGGAATTAAAGGGGTTGGTCAGGCAATGAAACTAATGGGAAAGAAATAACATGGCAAAAAAGAAAAGTGGTTCTAAACCAAAAAATGCTGCACTTTATTCTAGAGTAAAAGCAGAAGCAAAAAAGAAATTTAAGGTCTATCCAAGTGCGTATGCAAATGCTTGGCTTGTTAGAACCTATAAGAAACGTGGTGGCACTTACGCATGAGCCTAACCAAATGGTTTAAAGAAGATTGGCGTGATGTTAAGACAGGCAAAAAGTGTGGTCGTTCTGGTAAAGAGAAAAAGAAAAGACCTTATCCTGCATGTAGACCAAAAGCAGTGGCTGGTAGAATAACTAAAGCTGAAGCCAAAAAGAAAACAGGACCTAAAGCAGTTAAGTGGTCTGTTACTGCATCAGGTAGAAAACGTAAGACAACAAGGAAAAAAGCATGAAGTACGATCGTGATGAACTAGTTAAGATGATAGCTATCCACGAGGGAATAGTTTTGAATGTCTACCAAGATCATCTTGGCATAGATACGGTAGGTATAGGTCGTAACTTGGAGGACAGAGGTATCACAGATGGTGAGCTTTCGTACATAAATAAAACTATGGATGATATATACGAAGGTGGTCTTACAGAGGAAGAAGCCTACTATCTTTGCATGAATGACATAGCTATTGTAGAAAAAGAGTTACTTGCCAATAAACCAATTGTAAATCAACTAAATGATGTACGACAAATGGTACTTATTGACATGGCATTTAATATGGGTGTTCCTCGTCTTATGAAATTTGTAAACATGTGGTTGGCGATAGAAAAAGTTAACTATCCTCTTGCGTGTGAAGA